AAGTCTGGTTTATACTCTTTGTTTATCCCAATGGAATGGAACTACGAAGGATTTATTGATGAGCACGGAGTTCCAGTTTTCACTACTCCTGATGTCGATCGGTTCGACCCAAGCGGTGAACTAATAGATGTAGGTGTAATAGATAACTGGCAGAATGAAGTAGATGGTTTAAAAGATGATTCTGACGGGCTAAACGAATTTTACAGACAATTCCCAAGAACAACAGAACACGCATTTAGAGATGAGACAAAAGGAAGTATCTTTAATCTTGTTAAGATATATGAGCAGATAGATTACAACGAGGAGTTATCTAGGACTCTAGGAATTACTCGAGGTAATTTTCAATGGGTGAATGGAATCAAAGATTCTCAAGTTATATTTTACCCAGATCCAAAAGGAAGATTTAAAGTGAGCTGGGTTCCGCCTTCTGGAATACAAAACAAAGTGGTGCTTAAAAATGGTATTAAATATCCTGGTAATGAACACATGGGAGCTTTTGGTTGTGATAGTTACGATATATCAGGAACAGTAGATGGAGTTGGATCTAAAGGAGCTTTACACGGCTTAACCAGATTTAGCATGGAAGACGCACCGGCAAACAGTTTCTTTTTAGAATACTTGTCAAGGCCACCAACAGCAGAGATGTTCTTTGAGGATGTTTTAATGGCTTTAGTTTTTTACGGGATGCCAATATTAGCAGAGAACAATAAACCTCGTCTATTATATTATTTAAGACGAAGAGGATATAGAGGTTTTAGTATGAACAGACCTGATAAAATATGGAACAAGTTGTCTGTAGCAGAAAAAGAAGTTGGTGGAATACCCAATTCAAGCGAAGATATTAAACAAGCGCACGCCGCGGCAATTGAAATGTATATACAAGATCACGTTGGAATGAAGCAAGATGGAACGTTTGGAGATTTATATTTCAATGAGCTATTGAATGATTGGAGTAAGTTCGATATAAACAAAAGAACAAAGCACGATGCGTCGATAAGTTCTGGTTTAGCAATAATGGCTAACAACAGACACCTATATGCGCCAAACGCAAAGATAGAAAAACCAAAATTAAATGTACACATGTCTAGGTATTCAAATACGGGTGGTATGTCTAAAATAATTAAAGAATAATATGAGGAATTTTCCAAGTCAAGTAGTTAGCGATGCAGAAAAGATAAGCTACGAGTATGGGCTTAAGGTTGCTCAAGCTATAGAAGGGGAGTGGTTTGACGAAACGAACAGTCAGAGTAGGTATACTAACGGTAGAAATGATTTTCACAATCTTAGATTATACGCTAGGGGAGAGCAATCAATTCAAAAGTATAAAGACGAATTATCTATAAATGGTGACTTGTCTTACCTTAATTTAGATTGGAAACCTGTACCAATTATATCTAAGTTCGTGGATATTGTTGTTAACGGTATTGCTGAGAGAACTTATGATATAAAAGCATATTCTCAAGACCCATTTGGAGTTAGTAAACGTACTGAGTACATGAACGCTATTATGGAGGATATGAGGTCGAAGGAGTTGAAAGATTTTGTTAAAGAAAACTTTGGCATGGATTTGTTTAAAAATCCCCCTTCAATGTTACCGGAGACACAAGAAGAACTAGACCTACACATGCAACTTAGTTATAAGCAGGCTGTAGAAATAGCTGAAGAGCAAGCGTTAAATGTTTTGTTTGAAGGAAATAAATATGAATTAACGAAGAAGAGGTTTTATCACGATCTTACTGTTTTAGGTATAGGTGCAGTGAAAACCTCTTTTAATACTTCTGAGGGTGTGGTCATTGACTACGTTGATCCTGCAAAGTTGGTTTATTCCCACACAGATTCACCTTATTTCGAAGACATATATTATGTTGGTGAAATCAAGACGATTCCTATCAACGAACTCATAAAGCAATTCCCACACCTTACAACTGAGGATTTAGAAGAGATACAGGGTAATAGCGGTGTAAGTAGTAGAAATAACAAGCGACACAGAGAAGGTGAAATTGATAAAAACAAAGTAGATGTACTTTATTTTAATTACAAAACCTATATGAACGAGGTTTACAAGTTAAAAGAAAGCGCTTCTGGAGCTGAAAAAGCTATTGAAAAAGATGACACTTTTGCTCCACAAGAAAATGAAAACTTTAGTAGAGAGTCTAGAAAAATGGAGACTTTATATGAAGGCGCTTTAGTGCTAGGGACTAAAAAGCTTTTGAAGTGGGAGATGTCTAAAAATATGATGCGTCCAAAAAGTGATTTCACCAAGGTGAAAATGAACTACGCTATTTGTGCTCCAAGGATGTATGAAGGTCGTATCGACTCTCTAGTTAAAAGAATTACTGGCTTTGCCGATATGATTCAACTGACTCATTTAAAATTGCAACAAATAATGTCGAGAATGACACCAGACGGTGTTTATCTAGATGCTGATGGTTTAGCTGAGATCGATTTAGGTAACGGTACAAATTACAACCCACAAGAAGCTTTAAACATGTTCTTCCAGACGGGATCTGTTATTGGGAGAAGTTTTACTTCTGACGGTGATATGAATCCAGGGAAAATACCAATACAAGAAATTACAAGTGGTGCTGGTGGGGGTAAATTACAAGCGCTTATAGGTAACTATAATTACTACCTACAGATGATTAGAGACGTGACTGGTCTTAATGAGGCTAGAGACGCTGCTAACCCAGATCCAAAATCATTAGTGGGTGTACAAAAGATGGCGGCCGCAAATTCAAACACCGCAACTAGACATATACTGCAGGGTGGATTGTTTTTGACGAGTGAGGTAGCGGAGTGCTTGTCACTTAGAATATCTGATATCATTGAATATTCTCCAACAAAAGATGCTTTTGTTCAAGCGATAGGAGCTCACAACGTTGCCACTTTAACTGAAATGGCAGATTTACATTTGTATGATTTTGGGATATTTATAGAGTTAACTCCAGACGAAGAGGAGAGAGCAATGTTAGAGAACAATATCCAAGTAGCACTAGGGCAACAGAACATAGAGTTAGAAGATGCTATTGACCTTAGGGAAATAAAGAACATTAAACTAGCTAATCAACTGTTGAAGATTAGGAGAAAGAAAAAGATGGCTAGAGATCAGAAAATGCAACAAGAAAACATGCAGGCTCAGTCTCAAGCAAACATACAACAGCAACAAGCTTCTGCTGAACTTGAGATGCAAAAACAACAACAAGTAGCTCAAACAGCTATATCTATAGAAGAAGCAAAATCCAGATTTGGTATTGAAAAATTAAACCAAGAGGCCCAAATAAAAATGCAATTGATGGAACAAGAGTTCCAATACAACATGCAATTAGCTGGTGCTGAATCAGGGCAAAAAACCAAAGGTGAAACAGAAAAAGAAGATCGCAAGGACAAAAGAACGAAAATACAAGCAACCCAACAAAGCGAAATGATTGATCAAAGAAATAATGGTAAACCACCTAAAAACTTTGAGTCGTCAGGTAACGATGTTATGGGAGGTATTGATATGTCAAGCTTTGGTCCTAAGTAAAATTATTAACTATTATTATATTATATTATGGCAACAAAAAAAGAAGAGCCAATCGCAAATGACGATACTGGCAAAATTAAAGTAAAGGTAAAGACAGAAAAACAACCAGATGGTAACGAAACAAAAGGAAACGTTACTAAGGTTAAAGCTAAAATGAAAAAACAAGCGGAGGTGATAGAACCAACGGTTACTAAAGTTGACTTAAGTAAACCAGTGGAAGAGACTGTTGAAAAAACAGAGGAGCCAATAGCTATTGCTGAAGAAGTTGTTGAAATACCAGTAGAAGAAACTACAGAAATACCGGTTGTTGAAGAAATAACAAACGAAGTTCAAGAAGTAGAAGAAGTAGCGCAAGTAGTAGAGCAAGCTATCGCGCAGTCAGAACAAACTGGCCAAGCGTTACCAGAAGACATTCAGAAACTAATGTTCTTTATGGAAGAGACTGGTGGAGATCTAACTGACTATGTTACTCTTAACCAAGATTTTTCAGAACTAGACAACCACACTTTATTAACAGAATACTATAAATCTACTAAACCACATTTATCACAAGATGAAATTGAATTTGTTATGGAAGACACATTCTCTTACGATGAAGATATGGATGAAGATAGAGAGATAAAAAGAAAAAAATTAGCTATGAAGGAGCAAGTTGCTCAAGCAAAGCTACACTTGGAAAGTGTAAAATCCAAATACTACGAAGATATCAAAAGCGGAGTGAAGCTCACGACTGAGCAACAAGAAGCAATTGAATACTTCAACACACATAACGAGGAATCAGAGAAAAACCGTGAAATCTATAGCCAACAGAAAGATGCGTTTGAAAGTAAAACCGACAACCTATTTAATGATAAATTCAAAGGTTTTGAATATAACATTGGAGAGAAAAAGTTTAGGTTTAACGTAAAAGACGGTGCTAAGGTTAAAGAAACTCAAAGCGACATTAACAACTTTATCAAAAAGTTTTTGACTAAAGAAAATACAATGGAAGATGCTGCGGGTTATCACAAAGGACTTTTTACTGCTATGAACCCAGATCAGGTTGCCAATCATTTTTACGAACAAGGTAAAGTAGATGCTCTAAAAGAAAGTATCGCTAAATCTAAAAACGTAAACATGGATCCTAGGCAAGCTTATAGTGAGAACGTAAACACTAGTGGATTAAGGGTTAGAGCTTTAGATAATAATGAACCTGATTTTAAGTTTAAAATTAAAAACAATAAATTTAAAAATTAAAAAACAAAATTATGGCAATATCAAACCCAGGTGGTTTGTTAAATAGTACACCTGCTCACAGGCAGCAAACACTATCAACAAACTACTTCGATTTTACTGCGACAGCTGGACAAGGCTGGGCGCAACAATATTTACCAGATCTTATGGAAAAAGAAGCTGAAGTTTTCGGACCGAGAACAATCTCAGGATTTCTTTCACAAGTAGGAGCTGAAGAAGCGATGTCTGCTGACCAAGTTGTTTGGTCTGAGCAAGGTCGTTTACACTTATCTTATACAGCAACAATGACTGACAACAACGGTAACGTTGCTGGCTCGACTAATGTTGGGAAAATTACTATTACTGATCATATTGATACTGGAGCTACTTATACTGCGGGATCTCATGGAATTAGAGTTAATGACACTGTTATTATATCTAACCCAGAAGCAGTTATTAAAGCTTTAGTAACTGGAATTTCTGCTGACGTTGTAGAATGTACTCCTTATGGAGCTGCTGATTGTTCTGCAATTACAGATACAAAAACTGATTTAGTTGTATTGGTTTATGGTTCTGAATATGCAAAAGGAAAAAGCTACCTTACTGATGCTTTAGCTGAGACGGAATCAAGAGGTGCTAACGAACCACAATTCAAGTCTTACACTAACAAACCAATTATAATGAAAGATTACTACGAAGTATCAGGTTCTGATACAGCTAGAATCGGTTGGGTTGAAGTAGCTGCTGAAGATGGTCAAGCTGGTTACTTATGGTACTTAAAAGCTGAAGCTGATACAAGAGCTCGTTTTAACGACCACCTGGAGATGGCAATGTTAGAAGGCGAATTAAATGGCGCTACTTCACAAACTGATGGTGCTGATATCTTACTAGGTTCAGTTGCTGGTGGTGCTGGTAGAGTTGGTACTGAAGGTTTATTTTCTGCTATCGAAACAAGAGGTAACGTTACTTCTGGTATTACTGGAATAAATGCTGCTACTGATTTAGCTGAATTTGACGCTATCTTGGCTGAGTTTGATTCTCAAGGTGCTATCGAAGAAAACATGATGTTTGTAAACAGAGCTACTTCGTTAGCAATGGATGACATGTTAGCTTCTATGAATTCTTATGGGGCTGGTGGTACTTCTTACGGGGTATTTGACAATTCTGAAGATATGGCATTGAACTTAGGTTTCTCTGGTTTCAGAAGAGGTTCTTACGACTTCTAC